CCTCCTAAAAATCCAGATGTATTTATTGCTGTAAGACTAGACTTACCGAACATATATCTGAATTGAGATTTCTCACGTATAACAGTACTACATAATTGTTCATTTGTAAAGTTAATATCGTATAATCCTAATACTTGTTGTATTGGTTTTGATATAGTTGCCAATTCAACATCGCCAATTCTTTCTGTTCCTTGTACCGTTCTTATCCCATCAGGTGCAAGAAATATAACATCACCGCCTATCTCTTGTACACTATCGCTTGCAACACATCCTACGCTGTTAGATACTTCTTGTATTACAAAAGAATTAATACTGTCCCCAGACAATCTTCTTATATTGTTTTTACCAAAAATATAAAGGTTGTCTCTAAATCTTTTTATAGCAGTGATATCAAATCCGACATTAACACTGCCTGCTCCGCCTGCTGCGGTAAAATCACTATCGCTATTAGGTGCAGTAAATACTAATAGTTGAGGAGACTGACTCATGCCTCCAAAAAATATTCTATTTTTAAATGCTTCTCCAAATTTAGCATTATCTACATCAGACGATCCATTTAGTTTTGTCCATGTAGTACTCACTAATCTCATAGGAAAATTAATACCATCTGTTAGTATTAATGTTTTATTTCCAGTTACAGAGTGATTTAATCCTCTTATTCTATTTACATTAGCAAAGGCTTGGCCTGCTGTTAGACTAGTACTTGCCCATCCTGATCCTGATACATATTTAAGAACATCATAATCATTACCTGATGCTTTTCTTCTTGCTGCATATATAGATTCATTATATATAAATAAGCCTAATATAGCACCTTGTCCTGCAGGAGTGTGATAAGTAGAGTCTAGGGCTGCGTATCCACTTATTCTTCTGTATCCACCAAAAGGTGATACTTCAAAATTTACTAATTTTGTTGCTGCCCCAGGCATATTATCGCTTAGAGTAAGAAAGTCTTCATTAGTATATAAGCCCCCTCTACAGGGTATTTTTAAAGTTTGAAGCTTATCAGTCATTTATTACACTAGAAACACGAGTGTCCCTCATACGTATATAACGATTAATTAATATTGTACGCATCTTATCTATTCCATCTGTAACTAGTTTATTACTTAATGATGCTAATTCTACGTTATCTCTCATCATATAAAGATGGTATACTGCACCATCTATTAATACATTTTTAAACTGCTGTGGTAATTCTGGAACATCTCCATGTAAGACAAGTTCGGTAGCGGTTTTAAAATAAGTGTATTTTACTGCGTAAGCTTTATCTGGTGTAGGGCTTACTCCTAATTTGTAGTCAGGTGTTAGGTATACGTACCTTGGGGTATCGTAATCTCCTGCATTTCTTTGCTCGTCTCTTTCCATGTACCTGTCTATATATTCTTGGTAGGAAAGAGGTGTTAGATGTGTTTCTTGAACACCTAAACTATCGTTTCTGTCTATAAGTACTGTGTCTATATCTATGCTTAAAAACCCTGAAGTTAAAGCGTACTCTTTAGTTCCTGCAGTTAATGTCTGACTCGTAGTAGCATAAGAAAAAGGCCACTCTTGTTCAGACATAAAAATATCTCGCTGTGCATTGTTGACAGCATCTTTAGCTAAGGATTGTATTCCTGTAGCAGTAGGAAAGACTGATGACGTTAGCTCAACCTCATTCAATCTTCTTAAAACTTCATTTGTTACTGTTAAGTATGTATATGCCATATATTAAATGTAGGAGAGGCAAGAAATACTCACCCCTCCTAATCCTAAACTAAATCTATACTAAGTCTCTAGCTGCGACAGATCTACCTGCTTGTTGGGTAGAAATATCGGCTATGACTGCATAAACTCTAAGCACACCACTAACCATAGCAGTGTCTGTTGCCGCAACTTTTACGTCAATAGTATCTGCTGCAGTAAGTAGAGCAGTAAATGTATTAGCTGCTGCTGTATTTATTATATTGCCTTGTCCGTTAGAACCTATAACAGGATAACCTAACGTAGCCAGATCGGCTGCGTCAAGAATATCGTCTCCTGCTGCAAAATCTATGTCTGCTGTAGGTGTACCACCAGTAAAAGCGGTAGTTACTTCTGCACCTGCAGTAAGAACAATAGTTTCTGCAGGGATTTCAAGTAGTTGAAAAATGTCGCCACTAGTTACATTGGCAAATAAGCCATCTGCTACTAGTTTAGCTACATCTAATTCTTTTTCAATTACATAAATTCCCTTTCGGTTACTTGGAAAGTCTGTTGTTGAGTTCGCACTAACGCCTGTAGTGGAACTAGCTGTTAAATCAAAAGTCGCCATGTTTTATCTCCCTTACGCTGCGTTATAAACGGCAGTTACAATGCCTTCAGGTCTAAGTATTTTCCTTCCGTACATCTGCATTCCTCTGACGATGTCAGCGAATGAATCAGGGTCACGGTAAGATTCTACTTTATTGATCTGAGACGCAGTAGCTACTGCTGAATTATGTCCTGCAACAATAATACCATAGTTAGTAAGCTGATTGCCTGAACCAGAAGTTCCAGGACCAGTACCAACTGCAGGTAGATTTGATGAGACAAATACGTCAAAACCATAAATGTTTCCGACTGAAAGACCACCTGTGAGTCCACCTTTATTTGCGGTGTCATCATTTAATAGTCTAGAGTCTTCGTCAGATAATAGTTCAACGAATACTGGATCGACAACTAAGAACCTGCCTGCTGAATCTACTTGTTGTTGATTCAATAGTCTAGCCATTCTAGAGATTACCTGAAGAGGGGATGCAGTAGCTGTAGGCAGTGCAGTCGCTCCTGGCATTCTTGGTACTAGAGGGATAGAATGTGATCCTGCAGAACTAGTAGTGATATTACCAAATGAACCCTTAATGAGTTGCATTGAAGATAATAATTCATCACCGCCTGCTGTGTCGACAGCTTTAGTTCCTGATACTACGTCATTTGCAGTATCGGCAACTGTATTTAAAGCTGATTGTTTATAGCCAGATAGGTAACCAAGAACTTCTTGATCATATTGATCACGAAGGCGGAAGCCTGCTCTGTCTGATGCGAGACTTTCAAAATTTACATGAGAGTGAGCTTCCTCAATATCATCCATTTTAAAAGCGAAGTAGTTTGCCTGATCTACAATTAAAGTAAAATCCTCGTCGTCTAGGTCTTGTGGTGTGACCGTAGTACCACGTGAATATGCTTTAACTGTTATTTCAGGCTCTTTGATAATACGGACTGTATCACCATAGTTTGTAATTTCTCCGAAGTAGTCATTATTAGTAATTGATTCAGCAACTGAACTCTTACGAAAAGCTTGTTGAACCTTTTGACTATAAATAACTGGAGAGAAATTACCATTAGGTAGGTTTGAATAACCTGACGCTACTTTAAAAGCCATCTGTTTCTCCTTTTATGTTAGAGGCTAACAAACGATAATTCCACTTGATAAGAGCCGATGCTGAAAATGGGTAGCTATAAATAGGACCATAACATCAGGTAGCCTGAGTAGGATTTCATTTGAATATTTGTAGGGTGGGATATATGTCAAATGTATTTGACACTCTCGGCCTACTACTGTTGTAGTATATGTTACATACATATACAAAAAATAGGTTTTGTCAACCTATTATTACTGTCTAGCTGCTCCACTGACATCGTACTCAAAGTTTCCAGAACGAATGGCATTTGCTATGGCTTCTTCGTTTGCGGAATACTCATGGGATGTCATTTTAGCAACTTGAGATTCTTTTATTACTTCTGAAGATACTGCACTATCTGAAGGAGAAGAACCACCTTTTGTTCTTACTGCTTTAGCCGCATCAGAAGATTTGGTTTTCTTCTTCTTTGTAATACCCATATCTGCTTTATATAAATCAATAGCACGAGACGCTGCTCTAGCATCTGTTTCATTATCATATAATGCTTTTTGAATATAGTCAGGTTGATCATCAGCCCAATCGTGGAACTTAGTATCATTTCTAATGTCTTCAAAATCAGGGTGCATTCTTAGTAGATCTGTTTCTGCTATCTGTTTTGCAGATTTTTGTTCTTTTTCAGATATAGATTCTAGACGCTCTTCAATACTTTGATTCATTTCTTTTGATTTTTTAATAGCTATAGTTTCTATTATTCTTGCTACGTCTGGGTACTCAGCAGACCAAGCATCTAATTCTTCATCTGTTTTTGGAAGTTTAATTTGTTTTTTAGTTGCTTCCGTAAGCTGTTTTTTAATACTTGCAAGTTCTGTATCTTTTTCATCTGCTACTTTTTGTGCGTGCCTTCGCAAGTCACCATAGCGTTTTTTAAAAGATGCTTCTTCTGGATTAGCAGGCTCTTCTGAAAATTCTTCTGTGGAAGATTCTCTTTCTTTTACAGCTTCTTCAGCAGCTAATTCTTGCATTGTAGGTTCTGCTCTAGAATATCTTACAGGTTTTTTCATAATTGTATCACCTGTGTCTTCATCTCTTTTTATTACTGTTTCTTCGTTTGACATTTATGTCTCCTTGTTGGGGCTACTTAGTTGCCTATTGCTAGGGGTTAGTAGGTAGCCATTAAACAGTGCTTACGTACCTAATGAATTAAAATTATAATTATTCTGTTGTTGCACTGGTGCTATCTTGTCATAGATAGGCATTAGTACTGCAAGTTCTTCTCCTGTAACTGCAGCAAATTCTTTCTTTTGAAATCCTTCTAAAAGATTTCTTTCTTGATCGGTTAGTACTGCTTGAGTACCTGATCCTGCCATACCAGATTTGTATGTGGATAATGTATTAATTTTTTTTCTATATAAAGGTACATTATCGTATGTAGCATAACCTTCTCCTCCTGCAGCTTTATCCGCAAGAGCAAACATTACAACTACATTAGTAT